CCTCGAACTGGTGATTTAAGAAAAAGAGCACTTAAAATGACGCAAGCCACTGATAACCCGCTGTATGTGGATATTCAGCGTGAGCTTCGGTTTTTTCATTTACCTGGTTCTCATTGTATTACTGTTACACCTCGTTATGTTGATGTAGCATCTCGCTATCTTAGGGCATGTGGTACGTATACTATAGACACATTTCAAGATGCTCCGGCAGCGATGCGGAAAGTTTTTGATATGATTTGTGCCGGGTTTGCAAGATCACGTACACAGCGCTCAAATACGCATGAGGGTGTGTTGAATCTCGCTCCTGCTAAAGATATAATGGGTATTTCGTGTATTCCTGTTACTGTTGAAAAACCCTTTTCTTCCACTATACCTACATCAACTAGCTCCACACCTAATCTTTATTATGAACGGATGCTTGCAGAGTGGTGGTTGCTTCGCAATGGTGAAAAACCTATGTTGTGTGATGTTTGGTTTGCGACAGAGCATCCTTGTGACCACGTGTCATGTCAATTGGCACGTTTGTCGCAGGTTGATGCCAGTGCTAATGATGGTAGGGGTTCACCCCTCTACTTGTGTCACAATGCTTTTGTTAGTGGAGGCACAGCTGAGGGAGTACTAGAGGCTTTAGGTCGATCAGTTAGGTCTAGAATTATGCCAACTATTCCTCCGCGCTTGTTTTTAGCCAGTTATTTGCACCTGATGAGCAAAATTCCACCAATGACCAGGGTTCCCAACTTTGATATGGATGATTGGGCGAGTGTTCCGCACCATCCTAGTCAGAGTGCTGGTTTCTTTCCTGTTGAGAAGGAGTTCCTTGAGTTTGAAGACCATATTATCAAGTTTGTTAACTCATGTCAACAGCGTGTTGCGAGAAAGTTTTCCATTGATGAACTACAAAAACTCGTTGAGATAGTTAGGCTTGGGATCCAAAAGCACAAGCATGAGTCGTCTTGGTTTCCTACATTTATTAATAAGATTGCCGTTAAGCCTGAGATAAGGTGTGCCGGATCAAAGGTTAGTAAGACGAGATTGATTTATATTACAACATTGGTTTATTTGTTACTTGACACTGTGTTATTTCGTGAGTATGTTAAGAATAGTTATCAGAAGTTTGGTATGATGATAGGTCACCAGTGGAAACACGGTGGTGCCCATCATTTAGCTTCTTATTTAGGTGTTGCACGAAATGATTTGATGTATATAACGCTGGATATAAAGCATTTTGATCAATCGGCTCTGGCTGCGATAATTAAGGTTTTGTTACTTATGCCTTTCTTATGTTTGAAGAATGATGGAACTGAGAGTTATCGTATGGCAAGAGCCTTTTTTATTGAACGCGCGCACCAAATGGCATGTAAATTGGTTAAGTGGGAAGGACTCGAGTATCGATATATCATTGGGCAAGTGTTTAGTGGTTTGTATGTTACGTCATGGTTGGATACTGTTTATATGGTTTTGATGGTTACTGTTGTGTTGACTGCAATTTACACTGAGATGAAGAAAGTACGAGGTCCATATGAAGCGAGAATGTTTAAAGATTCTTTCATACGTAGGTTACAGTATGGTGATAATAGTTGTTATGCATTTGAGGTGAAATATCTGGATGTTTTATTCTCTGGCAGGACAAAAGAGGAGCCTCTTGGTAAGTTTCAAAGGTATATGATGACTTTGGCCGGTATGGAGTTGAAGGCCGATGAGACTTTTTTGTTCTTGCCTGATGATACAGGTGTGTCGCCCTTACTTACTGTTATAAAACCTCGTGTGTGTGGTGAAGACCTTGTTGGTTATGATATATTGCGTCAAGGACCTGAATTCTTAAAACGTAACTTTGTAAGGATGGTGATTGATGGGCAGGTGCAAATAATGCCTTGGAGGAAAGAAGATGATATGTTTACTAAATCAGCTATCAGTGCTACTATCGATGATTTTTCGCCTGACAAATGGTCAAGTAAATTTATAGGTTTGCTGATAGACACAATGGGAACCAATGCTGTTGCCTATGATGCGATGAAATATATGTTTTTGGCGAGTTTGCAACGACCTACAGGTGATGAAAATAATGATATACGAGCCTTTTTGCAGCGTTTATATGATATAGCAGCCCAACCTGGAGAGAATTTTAAGCGTAAAGTTGGTGAGCAATTTGTTAAGGTGTTAGCACGTACTGGTTTAAATTTGAAAACTGCGTCTCTTAAAGCGCTGTCGAGACAAAAGTTACTGCGCGAGTTTGTTTGGGATCAAGAGTGGCGTGAGTCATGGTCTAGATCATTTAATTTACCTTTATATAATTTGGATGGAACAATAGTCCCTGGTTCTTATGTTGATTATAATTTTTTTGATGTTGATAAGAGAGAATTTGTTGAAAGACAGATGAGTGAAGCATGGACGGACTTCGATGACATGCATTAATATGTTGCGTTAAGTCTGGTTGACCAATTGGTTGTCTGATTTTAAAGTAGGACGTAAA